CTCTTCTGCAATGTTGAGTCGAGCCGTATCAAGTTTCGTATCAAATCCTGCCGATGATAAACCGTGCCAAATAAGTTTTCCACAGGCTCGGCAGTTTATTGGATTGAAGTTGAAATTCATTATATTAACCGCGCCCAAGCGTGCCACCGAACCGCGCCCCGCGCCCCTCTAAAGAGGGGGCGCGTCGGCGCGGTTGTCGGCAGTATGCCGAGATATTGGCGGATTGGTTCGGCGCGGTTCGGCGCGGTTGCATCATCAAGAGTTATCCACAGGCAAAGTCTCAAGAGTTCGGACATCATTGATCACAAAAGTTTTCTTGTGCTTAAACAATTTCTTCTGTCCTTCCTCTTTCATCAACATATGACCACTCATGACCAACGATGTCAGAGCCGCAGAAATCTCGGTGTTGCCAATCTTGTGACCTTCTTTTCGAATCTTTTCTCTGATCTCATTCAACCCCATCTCATATCCATGTGCTTCCATAAACTGTGAGACTAACTCAAGGCGAGAGTCGGCAGATGCAACTGCAACTGTTCCACCTGAGATTGAGACCGAGATTGACCCATCCTTGCCGTTTCGGATATTGGCAACGCCAAGTGTCTTGGCATCAGGGCAGAGGGCTCGGACATAGCCAGGGCGATCTTTAGTGACCTTCAAATCCAACGCCCCGTCAATGCCTCTTCCAAATGGCAAGGACACATCACAGGCAATTGCCACCCCATCTATGTCAGCTCGCTTGGCTTGAGCGCCGATGGCATAGTTGCCCCGGTTGTCCTTAGATTTAGTCACATGGTCAATGGTCAGAATGCCTGATCCAAATATCTTCAAGGGCTTGAGAACCTTCTGTGTGAAGGTGGTTGCATCCTTGTTCTTTTCCAAGTCAAGCCCAAGTAAGTTCATCGCAGCATTGACACCATCTACAACAATGAGCGTTGGCATGAACTTGCCAATCTCGGTTTTCATAATCTCACCGATGCCCTCACCCAATGGTTCATCAGGGTTGGCATACTTGAATGACTTCAGCTTGGTCATGTCACATTTGAGGGTTTGAAGGCGGTTAAAGATGCCTCGTGCAGAATCCTCAAAGTCAATGTAGAAAACACAGTTGCCCTTTGCTAACTCCTGCCGCACTGCTTCAAGTGCAACCCAAGTCTTGCCTGACTCAGACTCACCGAACAGGGCGTTGACCTTTCCGGCGTACAAGATGTTATGCCCATCCTCACGGCGAAGCATTGAGGGTGGCGGTTCTTCCTCAAAGTTCTCATTCCAAATCTCGCGTGGAATCCAAGAACTTGTGGCAACTTCCTCATTCTCATCATGTAATTGCACCATTGATGGGGCGTGAACATCTAGCCCTGCCCAATCAGTTTTCAGCTCGTTGGATGCTCCGTAGCCCTTCTCACGCAAGGCTTTGGCAGCCATTTTGAAATCTCCGTTGTGTTCAATCTGTGCGTACGCTGCAAACTTGGAGTATGAGGATTCAGCGTTGAAAATGGTGCTTGTTGAAAATACAAACAGTTTGTCATTGCCGTTGAAGTTAGTCGTGGCAGATACGCCTTCATTCTTGCCTGGTCTGCGCCATGCGGTGGCATCTGCCTTTGAATATACCTTTGTCCATCCAAGAGGTTCAAGGATAGATTCCCAAGTGACTTTGGCGTTGTAATCATCACCTGCCGACAATGACGAGTCATCGCGCTTAACCACATCTGCCTGAATGGATTCGACTTTAGGCATCTGATCAAACATCGCAAAGAGGTCATGCAGGGCATTTCTTTGCTGCATCGTAATTGTTGGGATGGTCTCGATTGAACCGCCAATCAATGTCCAATTGCCACCTGATGGGTGTGTGGTGCCACCTGAAGGTGCGGTGATAGTGAACCCACCTTGACCGCGAGTCTCGGCAAGCACATCGTTGCCACCTTCACCTGGTTTGCGAGCCAACTTTGTGTTGCCAGGAACCTCGCCATCTGAAATCTTGTAAAGCCAATGAAGTCCACCTGAAGGTGTCATCTCCACATATCCTGAGTTCAACTGCTCCCATAAATCTTTCAACCCTGAGTTGTTGGCGATCTCTGCAATCTCAAGATGTATCTTTTGAGCTACGGCGCGACCTTCAAGTTCGAGCATCTCAAGATTGCCAGAGACCTTGCCGGTGACAACGCCAATGCCATCAACACCATTCTTGAACCACATCAACAATTCATCTGTGTTGGGCAGTTCCTCTTGAAAGCGTTGCCAGGCAAAGGCAGGTCGCTTGGAGCCGTCATTGGCGACTGGAACGACAGAGATTCCTTCTTTCAGGAACCGCAGGGCGATTGGCAGTAGCTCATTCATCGTTGCCGACCATCCGCGAAATAATCCATTCAGCAACGGGAACTGCAACTGCATTGCCCATTTGCTTATATCGGTTTGAATCTGCCTGACCTGAAGTCCAATCATCAGGGAACCCTTGAAGGCGTTCACATTCAACAGGTGTCAATCTGCGAACGACTGAACCATCTTGTTTTTGTATCATCGGCACATTCCCCCCACCTGTTCCATACCTTGAAATAACTGTTGGCACAATGCCATCTTCATACACTCTGACATCATCAACACGAGTTCCATCAATGATGAGAACGGTTGCATATGCTTCGCCATTGTTGTCCATTGCGTTCAATGTTGGTGTAACTCCACCCGAAATCCAAGATTCATAATCAGATTCACTCTGCGCTCTCTTGCTTTTCACAAACCACATCGTGACCCCCTGAAATAAAATCATCCATTGAAATCAACATTTTACAATTCGGACAAAATCCCATTTGATTACTCCAATTCATTGTTGGCAACTTTCTCAAGCGCTTTTTGAAGCTGAATAGGCAATGTCTTTTCTCTCCGACCTGCTCGCCTCAAGATACCCTGGGCGGCTTTGGGAGATAGCGAGTATTTCTTCAGGTGATCGCCCTGTGTCTCCAAGACATCCGACAATGAACACTCTACGGCGGCGTTGGGGAACTCCGAAGTGTTGAGCATCAAGCACCCGGTAGGCGATGCGATACCCGCGCTTGACCAACGCTTCAACGACAACGGCCATGTCTCTTCCGTTATTTGAGGAAAGTAAGCCAGGAACATTTTCAAGGATAAAGTTTTGCGCTCTTGTTTCGTCAAGGAGTCGGCAGATTTGCCAGAAAAGTCCACTCCGTTCTCCGCCCAATCCTGCTCGCTTACCAGCAACTGATAAATCTTGACAGGGGAATCCACCTGTGATGATTCCTGATTCTGGAATAAATCCTGCTGCGATGAGTTGTTCACCTGTTACCCCCTGAATATCGCCAAAGATTGTTGAGTTCGGAAAGTGTCGGCGAAGCACTTCCTGCGCTTTCTTGTCTATTTCAACCGATGCAACTACCTTCACACTGTTTCGTTCAAGAGCTAAATCAAAACCACCTACACCTGCAAACAATGAAACTGCGGTGATCATTTACCACCCCATCCTTCACCTTTGAAGATGGTGCCGCCCAATGAATACTTGCGTTGCATCAGTTTCTTCTTGCAACCTTCGCAAATGATTCTTTTATCATCATTCATCTCAAAAAACACTTCTGCGATGTGTCCACAATCGCAAGTGAATTCATAAAATGGGGTCATTATTTACCCCTTGCAATATCAGCCGATACTGTGAATGCTCGCGCTTCGTGATCTGAGTCAATGTGAGTTTCAATCTCACTTGCAATGTGTTCTCGGACAATTTTTTCGACTTCAATGGCAATCTCGAAGATAGCCACTTGATCTTTTTCTCGCTTGAATATCGCCTCGCGGATTGCTTGCTGATAATCACTCATTCATTGCCCCCGTTCAAAGTTTTCTATCTTGTGAGGTGGTGGGAGTCGAACCCACCTGCGCAATTCCCCAAGAACGCAAATCCCATACCTCGTTCCCCGTGGCGAAAGGAAAGGATTAAAGCCACAGGAAAGTTATACCTGCTTTGCGCCCAACTGATTCAACAATGCCTGAACTTCAGGTGGCAAATTGTTGGTGTCAATAGGTGCAACAGGTGCGGCAGGGGCGGATGCTTTCGCATTGCCACCGCCGATGAAGGCATTTGCCTTTGCTAAATCATCAGGATTGCCTGTGGCATCAATTAAGACCCACGGTGCCGATTTTCCGGCTTTGGCCGTTCCTTGTCCGATGCGTGCTAAAACTCGTTGACCAATCTTGTCCTTGAGTGCATTCTTCAATGCAATGTTGAAAAACAAGATGTTGTTGTGTGTCTCATCGCCATCTAGGTCAACAATGTTGACTTCGACTGCATCTGTGACCCCATGAACTGTTGTGATCTCTTTCTTGTGTTCAATCGGTGTGATGATAAGCAGCTTTCCTGCCAAGTCTGCGACCTTGACTGAATCACCGCCACCTTGCGTTGGTGCTGTGAACATTACTGTTCCCCCTTTTCGTTGTTGTTGTTGTCTAACTCTGTCGGTGGATTATTTTCCACCCATTCTTTGACACCATCTGAGAGTGCCTTTGTCGGTATCAGACCGCACTTGCAAGAGTTACAACTGCACATCATTGAGTGTCTCCATGACAGGCGCGAGATAAATCTTTGCTATACGGTAAAAAATAAGGGCAATAACTGCACAGTCTTGTCGGTTCGGCAGGTATCAAATCCCACATTTGCGGATTGCTCTCAACATCAACTGTTGAAAGAAGCGTATATAAACTATCAATTCGAGCAAGTGCATCCAATGCAACCTGCTCATCGTACTCGTACATCTCTAGGTGCATCTCATCAAGAGAGCCTGATGTCGGTAAATATACAAGTGCGACATGGTTGACGGTGGCACCTTGCTGTGCTTTGCCGTATCCATAAAGCTGAGTCTGAATGATTTGTTGCTGTGTCGCGCCTTCTTTTCTGCGCGTTTCAATTTGCTTGGATGAGGTGGTTTTCCAATCCATCACGATTCCACGGTTGACATCAAACAAGTCAATTGAACCTGACAGACCTGAACGAATGGTGACTCGTTGCTCTACTTCATACCCTTCAATCTTGCCAAAGACCTCTGCCAAGTAAGCGTGAATT